GAAAGCGCCGACTTTCAAAGACTGTGCAGCGGCAGACATCGACCTGACTTTCTTTGAGCAGGACGAACACGCAGACCTGCACACGGTTGACGGGAAAGAGGCACTGGTCATTGTGGATGACCAACGGCTGAAAGAACACAACTCGCACTGGGAGGCCGGAGCGAAACAGAACTTTGATACGGGCCTATACACCGCATCCACCGTGCTGTACATCCGGGTAAAGGACTACGGGCCGAAGCCGAAGATCGGGAAGCATCTGGTCATGGATAAGGGCACCTCGCAGCAGCGGACTTACAGTATCCTGAACTGCGAGGAAGAAGCGGGTATTTACCGCATCACCATGGAGAGGACGAGACAATGAGCAGGGTGACTTACGACGCAGGAACCATGACCATCACAGTGGACGGGCTGGAGGATGTGGAGCGAGCGCTGGGGGACTTGAAGAAAAAGACCCCGGCGGCGGCCAAGGTAGCGATCAACGCCACAGCACGACAGGCAAGAAAGCTGATGGTGGCGCAGGCAAAGGCCAGGTATGCCGTGAACGCCGCTGGGCGGCGGCACCTGAAAGACCTGGTACAGCGGAAAAAGGCCACGAACACAAGCCTGAGCGCAGAGCTTCACATCGAGAAGATGCGGAACGACCTGGGCTATTTCCAGCACAGGCCGACAGAGAGCTTCAAGGGGCGGGATGTCCTGCGCAGAGCGCCTGCCCATGTAAAGGCGCGAGTTCTGAAATCCTCTGCCATGACCGCTTTGACCGGCGACGGAGCCAATCTGAGCAAGGGCTTTTTGGTGGAGTTCAAGAGCGGCCATGTGGGCATGGTTCAGCGGCGCATCGGCTCCAGCTCCAGCCATACGGTTACAGAGCGGGGGCGTCCGCGGTGGCGGAACAAGGACGGGAAAGTGGAAAAGCTGGTGACGATGGGAAGTCCGTCGGCAACTGCGATGCACAGCACCGTTTGGCCCTATGTGGAACCGGAGGTAACGGAATACCTGTACGACAGACTGATGGAGCAGACCGAGCGGGTGATCGCGCGGGCAAAGGCCAGAAAGGGATAGGCGATGAAGGATTACATGGATGCGGTGAAAGCCGCAGGGATTGGGCGGACGCCGCAGCTTTGCCAAGACGCGCTGATCGAGATGCTGGAGGAGCTTTTCACCG